ACCGACGCAAAGGTCGGAGCCAATTGGGCGGAGACACACTAATGGGTGAATTACATGACCTCCGGGTGGACTCGCGTGGGTTGCTCATATCTGTGGGTGACCTGTGCCTCGTCCTCCATAAAGGGCAAGACGACGACATCCTGTTGACGTCAGGCTTTTACGAAGGTGAAAACGACCCGCCTAAAAAGAATGACTTTGCGGTATCACCGATTAGCTCTATGGTTATCGGTAAATACCCGAAGTTCAAAGGGTCTTACGTATTCCGCTTGCATTCCATGTTTGAGGAGTACCAGCTGGCTCGCTTTACCTTGCTCGGTGAGGCAGCCGTTAAAGCCTACAAAAAGAACAAGCGCATCACGAACGGTAAGCGTTTGATAGACGCGCTCTCCGAACTGGTTGAGTCCCCGGACTTACCGTTCGAACCAATAGCCAGCCTCGAATTTGAGGACAAGGAAGAAGAAGAAGACGAGGATTCAGAATGAAATGCCAATTGGTGATAGACGCCGATACCTTGATCTACCAGGCGGCTTTCGCCGCTGAGCTGGAAATTGAGTGGGAACACGATGTGTGGAGCGTTACGACGGATCTGGCTCTCGCTAAACCGATTATTTCCGGTAAGCTGCTGGCTCTAAAAGACCGTTTTAAAACATCGGATATGATCCTTGCCTTGACCGATTCCAAAAATTGGCGGCATCAGTATTACCCGGAATACAAAGCTACTCGTAAGAAATCGAGAAAACCTGTTGGATTTAAAGCCCTTAAAGAGTGGCTGCAGACCAACTATAAGTGCGTACAAAAACCGGGCATGGAAGCCGACGACATTTGCGGTTGGCTGGCAACCAAACCGGAAAAGCTCAAAAGAATTATCGTATCGGTAGATAAGGATCTAAAGACCATTCCCGGCTGGTTATTTAATCCAGATAAAGACGACGTTCCTCGGTTGATATCGCCGGAAGAGGCAGATTACAACCACATGTACCAGACCCTAGTGGGCGATAAGACCGATAATTATCAAGGTTGCCCAGGAGTCGGACCTGTAAAAGCCAGGGCTATCTTGGACGAGGCTGGGGCAAATCTGTGGAAAGCCGTAGTTAAGACCTTCGTTAATCAGGGGCTGACCGCTGAGGACGCGTTTGCTAACGCAGCCGCCGCCCGTATTCTAAGGTATGGCGAGTTGGATTTGAAAACCCAAAAACTTTTGTGGAGTCCTAAATGACCATAGATTTCTATCTGATGGCTTTAATTGGCCGGATTAGCCAGTTGGAAAACGCAGTAACTGATCTGACTACCCGCCTTCAAGCGCTAGAAAAGCTACCCGTTAAAGCTGAGAAACCCGCTAAGAAAGGCAAGAATGAAAAGGCTTAAAGAACCTAATCACGACGCATTCGAGCGGTTTCCGCTGCTGTCGGATGAGCTAATCACGGAATTGCGTAAAGTGTTCCCGATTAAAGAAATCCATCCGTTATCTAACCCTACGGAAATCTACTACAATGCGGGAGTTCAAAAGGTCATCGATTTCTTAATCGACGTCTCCGCAAAACAGAAGGAGCAGTCTAATGTGTTTCGCACCTAGCATGCCTAAGGTGGAACTTCCACCGCCCCCTCCGCCTCCGGCGCCAGTTCCTAATGTAACGATTAGTAAGGTGTCCGCCCCGACTAAAGCTAAGAAGCCCTCTCTCCGTGGCTCGCCTAGCGCAACGCTTACTATCAAGCCGCCGCAGGTCGTTCCGACTACGCCTACTAACGTGACGGGGATGGGCTGATGTGTACTTCAGGCGGCGGGACACGACCTATGATGGGCGACCTTCTTAATCCTGGAAAATACATTTCTCACATGGGAAGTCCGCCTAATACCGCGAACACCCCCGTGCCGACTCCGGCTGCCCAAGCAGCTTTCCAGCGAAAGTTTGCACCTTATGCTTTGGGTAGGGAGTTCATTATTCCGACTAGGTCAGCTAACGTAAGGAGCCGATAATGAGTGGAATGGAAACAGCAGCTTACTGCTACGAAAAAGGCGTCGGAAAACGGCGAATGTACGAACTTCGTGCGGAAGATTGCTGCGAGTTGACCATTCCGGCTCTGTTCCCTGAAACCGGATTTAACTACGCCCAACAACTTGAGGGTCCGTATAATTCCGTAGGTGCTAGAGGTATTAATCACCTCGCATCTAAGCTAGTGCTCTCCCTGGTCCCGCCTAATTCCCCGTTCTTCCGTCTGGTTATCGACGATAAGGCTGGTCGCCAGTTGGACGCGGATCCAGAACTTAAGATGACCGTACATGAAGCCCTTGCCGCTATTGAGCGGCGGGTGAGCGGTGAAATCGAGATTCGGGCTCTCCGCCCTGCGCTTACTTACGCGATTAAATTGCTTATCGCTACGGGTAACGCCTTGATCCATTTGCCCGACGAAGGTGGTTTGCGGGTATTCAGCCTGAAGAACTACGTTGTCGAACGCGATCCCATGGGGAACATTTGCGAAATCGTGATTAAAGAATCGATTTCCAAATACGCTCTGCCCAAAGACGCTATGAAATTGCTCGGACTCGATGTAGAAATCGAGGACGAAGAACGCGAACCTGGAAAGGAGACTTACGATCTTTACACGTACGTCGAGAAAGAGGAAAGCGGTAAGTTCGAAGTACACCAGGAGATCGAGGGTAAGATAATCCCCGAATCTGTCGGTGAGTACGAAGCCGAACTGCTGCCCTTCCTCGCTCTTCGCTGGACAGCTATCTCTGGTGAGCACTATGGCCGCGGCCTTGTCGAAGAAATGTTGGGCGATCTTGCCTCTCTCGAAGCCCTTACTAAGGCTATCGTAATTGGCTCCGCCGCTTCGTCTCGTGTCGTAGGTCTGGTCAACCCTGCTGGTTACACTAAGGCATCGGATTTGAACAAAGCCGAAAACGGTGCCTTTGTTGTAGGAAATGCTGCTGATGTCAGCTTCCTACAAGTGCAAAAAGGAGGTGATTTCCGAGTCGCGTTAGAGACCGTAGCCGCTATTACGAGACGCGTGGAAGCGAGTTTCCTGCTTAACGCCAGCGTGCAACGCCAAGCTGAGCGCGTTACCGCGGAAGAAATCAGGCTGTTAGCTAGCGAGCTGGAGGCCGCCCTCGGCGGTGTCTACGCCACGCTTAGCCAGGAATTGCAGCTTCCATTAGTGCGACGAATGATGGCCCAACTTACTAACGGCCGTGAAATCGTCGCAATTCCGAAGGCACTAAAGAGCGCTATTCGTCCGGCAATCATCACCGGTACGGAAGCTCTCGGACGTATGTCGGACCTGGAGCGCCTCCGCGCTTGGGCAGGTATTATCCAGACAACGTTAGGCCCGGAAGCGATCCCCAAATTTGTTAATGCCGAAGTCCTAGCCAGAACCGCCGCTATGGCTCTGGGCCTGGATATTAAGGGATTAGTGAAGACGAGGGAAGATATGGACGCAGAAGCGCAACAAGCGCAAGCCGCAGGTAACGCCGCTATCGCTGCTAAGGCAGCCGTTGGTCCGGCTACCGGCGGATTTATGGACATTATGAAGTCGGCACTACAGCAACAGCAGGAAACTGGTGGAGCCGGTATGCCGCTTCCTCCGGGTATGATGCCCGTTCAACCGCCAGTACAGGAGTAATCTATGGCCGATCTTAAAGCTGTTTCTATCAGTACGGAACCGGCAGGTGTTGAAGCACCAGCGCCTGTTTCTAATCCACTCGCTGAGCCTACCTCGGAGGCTTCGCCGAAAGTTACGGAAAGCGCACGACCCGAGTGGCTCCCCGAGAAATTTAAAGACCCTCAGGATCTCGCAAAGGCTTATGCCGCCCTTGAATCTAAGCTCGGCAAGCCGGCTGAACCGGTGGCGGAAGCCGCTACCTCAGATCCGTTGGCAATTAAAGAGGCGCCCCCTGCCCCAGAGGACCCGGATGCGTTCATCGAAACGTATTCAAAGGAGTTCATGGAAACAGGAAAACTGTCTGATGAGTCGTACACCGCGCTTAAAGCTAGAGGCTTCTCTAAAAAGATGGTCGATAGCTTCATATCCGGACAGCAGGCAGTGCTTGAGCAGGCTCGTAATCAGGTATTTTCCCTTGCCGGTGGCGCGGAAGGGTACCAGGAAATGGTCAGTTGGGCCAGCACTAATCTGAACAAGACAGAAATTGACGCCTTTAACAAGGCTGTGACCTCTGGGGATCCAGCCATGATTAACATGGCAGTTTCGGGT